TGGTCGACGGGTCGAACTTTTTGAGTTGCAAATTCATTCCTGATATCTCGAGGTATTTTTGAGACTACACAATGGCGCATCGTTTAGATTATCTTCCTGATTACACTATTAAACGAATCTACCACGTATAAAATACCGTTACTCTTATTGCAAGTAATACCGTTTGGAGTATTGAATCGAGCTGCCGACCCTGTTCCATCTACATAACTTGCCGAGCCCGCCGTGCCCGCGAGTGTAGTAACGGCCGCTGTGGATATAACAATAGACCTTATTGTATTATTAATTGTATCAGAAACGTATAATTTACTAGTTCCATCATATGTAATACCGCTTGGAGTATTGAATCGAGCCGCCGACCCTGTTCCGTCTGTCGAGCCTGTCGAGCCTGCCGACCCTGCGAGTGTAGTAACTGCCGCCGTGGATACAACAATAGACCTTATTGTATAATTGTATGAATCAGCAACGTATAATTTACCAGTTCCGTCATATGTTAAATCAAATGGTAAATAAAACTGGGCAGCCGACCCTGTTCCGTCTGCCGATCCGGCCGACCCTGCCGACCCTGCGAATGTCGTTACTACCGCCCCTGGTACACTAATTCTTCTGATAGTATGGTTATTAGTATCTGTTACGTATAAGAAACCTGCACTACTATATGTAATTCCCGAAGGGAAGTTAAATGTGGCTGCGGTACCTGTACCGTCTGCCGACCCTGCCGACCCTGCCGACCCTGCGAATGTAGTATAAGCACCGGTCGACGCATTTATTCTGTAAATCACGTGATTATTGTTATCAGTGGCGTACAGATACGTTGAACCATCATATGCTACAGACCATACGTTCAACCCGACAAGTGATGTAACGGCCGCCGTAGTTGTATTCACTTTTTTGATGTCGCTATTATTACTATCCGCAACATAAAGAGTGTTTGTCTGGTCGTGTGTTGCACCATACGGGTAATATAATCCACCAACAAAGGTTGATACTATGCCGTTTAGTGTTTTTGCAGTGTTGTTTATGGTAAATGAGAATGCCTGCGGATAATTGAATGTCGAGTAGCTTGCCTGGACTGTTATCGTGTTAGTAGCATACGAAGAGCCTTGTGCAGCTGTTGCAGTGATGCCTGTGTTTGAAGGCGTCCACGTGACGCCTGTTATTGTCGGGTACGACCATGTGGGAGTAAGATTTAAAGGATTGGTCAATGTAAGTGTCAAAGGTACTTGTCCGTTGAGTGTATAAAGTGTAGTCGTACCTGGGTTGGACAAGACAAAACCTGCGGTGTTGTTTATGGTAAATGAGAATGACTGCGGATAATTGAATGTCGAGTAGCTTGCCTGGACTGTTATCGTGTTAGTAGCATACGAAGAGCCCTGGGCAGCGACCGCAGTGATGCCTGTATTTGTCGGCGTCCAAGTGACGCCTGTTATTGTCGGGTACGTCCATGTAGGGGTTAAATTAAAAGGATTAGTTAAAGTGAGCGCCACTTGAGCAGATTGATTGATGGTATAAAGTGTAGTCGTACCTGGGTTGGACAAGACAAAACCTGGGGTGTTGTCTATGTAAAGTGAAAATGATTGTGGATAGCTGTACGTCAAGAAGTTTGCCTGGACTGTTATCGTGTTAGTAGCATACGAAGTACCCTGGGCAGCGACTGCTGTAATGCCTGTATTTGTCGGTGTCCACGTGACACCTGATATTTTCGGGTACGTCCATGTAGTGGTTACATTATAAGGATTAGTTAAAGTGAGTACCACTGGAGCAGACTGGCCGGATATTGTGTTGAGACTAGTAGTTCCAGGATTAGACAGGACAAAACTTGGAGTGTAATCGTTTATAAGTAATACAAATTCTGCATACGACCTTGAAATATCGTTATAACTGGGATTATAAAACCCATAATAAGAATTCATAAAAACTATACTGTACAATCCGGCTGCTAATGATGGTATTGTGAATGTATAGGTGTATTCTGACGTGGCTACAGGTTGAACATTCTGAGCAGTGAAAGGGTTGTAAGCCCATGAAGAGCCGTTATGTATCCATATGCTTTTATAACTCGAAGTGTTATTGGTATAAACTATATTAAATATAGCAGTTATAGTATCTTGAGGTCCAGCACACAAGTAATTGTTTGGATACGCGCCCCCTGAAGTTCCTCTCGTATCGAATGCTAGATATGACTCTAACGTATTATAAACAGCCACGCCGGTAAGTCTATTGCTAACACTACCGCTAGTGTAAACTGATGGAAGAGACAGTACTGTAGAATTTGTTTGCAAAGGAAAAGTTTGACTGTATAGGTAAGACCCGTATCCAGCTGTAACTGTCATCGTTTTTTGTGCAAATGCACTACTGTAGTACGATAGTAACATATACTGCGTTGCCGTAGTAATACTACTATAGTCTATACTGGGGCTTAGGGACCATGTGGGGATTACGCTATAAGGGTTAACGGTAGCTATTCTTACATAAGAAGAAGGATAAGCAGTGTATAATATTCGTGTAACTGGAAGTATGTAAAAGCTTGGATTAGGGCCACAGCTAAGAGTTATTGTAATGGGATTCGAGTAAAGGCCGTAGGTCGGTGTTATTGTAAAACTTTGAGTGACTACGCTAGTGCCTTGTGCAGCGTTAATTGAAACGCCGGCCAATGAAGAAGATGTCAAAGTAATCCCAGAAATTGATGGAGATGACGTGTACATGGGAATAAGCCCGTATGGATTTGAAGTACTTAGTGTCAGAGGAATAAATAAACTTGAGCCAGTAGGGCTTGTGAATAAAAATGTACTACCAACATTTGATAGACTAAATCGAATGCTTGTATCAACCGTAACATATCCTTGCCCAAGGTTTGTTGCTGAACAATTAAAAAGATATGTTATGTCATATAAGCCTCCGCCACCACCACCATTAAATGTCCCACCGCCGCCTCCGCCACCCCCGCCGTACCCGCCGCCTCCGCCGCCCATATTATAGCCAGAACCAGCGCCGCCAAGTCCAAAAGCACCGCCGCCGCTGCCGCCGTTCAGTTTAAAAGAATTGAATCCTCCGCCGCCAGCGCCGCCGGCAGAACCGCCGTACACACCTCCGACAGTTCCAGAATTTGGTCCAATACCGCCTATTCCTCCATTGCCACTGCCAGTATTACCCGTGATAGTTAGACTCGCGTTGGCATTACCGACAGACGAATATACGCCGCCTGCACCGCCTGCTATAAAAAGAGGAATTGCCGATAAAAGAGATGTAGTATTTATAGATGGCACAGTTGTGACAAACGTGCCGCCGCAGCCGCCGCGCGTGTTGACCTGAACACCCTTCTGACCAACGCATATCGCGAGTAAACTGTTTTTATTAAGAGTATAAGAGCCATAAAGGACAGCCCCTTGTTCGCCATACCCGGAAGCGTTCCCGGCACCTGCTACGGTGAAGTTATACGAAGTTGTCGTAGGCACGGTCCAGTACTGTATACCCGAAATAAGAGTCAGATTACTTGGATACGAGGAATAAGAGCTCAAGGATGTCGGCGCCGTAGTCGTCGCTCCATTAAGCGTCGTAAAAGTAAAAGAATTATTTATTGTCAAATTAAACGTCGACGAATACGGCGTACCGTTAACAACTGCTGTGACAGTTACGCTTGTTACAGTCATATAAAGTCCTTGGACTGCCGTAAGTGTGATACCTGTATTTGTGGCTGTCCAAGAAACACCTGCCAGGGTCGGGTAGGACCATGTAACAATAGCGCTTGAAGGGTTATTTAGGTTAAGAGTCAGGGTGGCGCTTGTTAACGTGTACAAGATGACATCTCCAGGATTTTGTAAAGTATTCGGATTTATGTTTAATGAAAATATGTAAGGATAGGAGAAAGCACCGTACCCTGCTGTAATGGTTACGCTTGTAGTAGCCAGTGTGGTGCCCTGTGCTGCTGTAAGTGTAATACCTGTATTTGTCGTTGACCATGAAACGCCTGTCAGTGCTGGGTACGTCCATGAAACCGTGAGACCGAATGGGTTCGAAATTGAAAAACTTTGTGATGCGGTTGATGCTGCTGTACTCAGATAGACTCTTTGTACAGGCATACTATACAACCGTCTTAGATAAAAATAAAGCTCGGAGTATTATCGACGCGTAAATAGAATGTCTGAGGGTAAGAAAGAGCACCGTAACTCGCCGTGACAGTAACGCTCGTGACCGCCAGAGTGCTTGCCAGTGCTGCTGTGAGTGTGATACCCGTACTTGATGTCGTCCATGAAATACCGCTCAGTGTCGGGTACGACCACGTAGGCGTTAAATTATACGGGTTTGTGAGCGTTATGGTCTTGCTCGACCAAGACCCAACGACGACCGTATACAATGTAGTAGTGCCCGGATTTGCCAGAACAAACAGTGACGAATTATCAATAGTAAGCGGGAAGGTGATACCTGAACCATACCCGGCCGTAATAGATACGGTCTGTGAAAGGGAGCTCGCGCCAGAGGCTGCAACGACGCTAAGACTTGAGTTTGAAGGCGTCCACGTTAGCCCTGTGATAAGAGGGTAACTCCACTGTGGAATGATATTTCCAGGATTTACAAGTGAAAATGTGTATGTAGCCGATGCGACCGTATAATACGTAACATTACAGAATAGAGTTACGCTGCCAGGATTATTAAGTGTAAAAATAATGTTTTTAATATCTTTGGCTATATACCCTGACGTTTCGAATGGAACTGGATACTTGACCATAAGTTTACCATTTTGGAAGTTTAAGACGTTGTAACACCGTGAGTACAGTCTGATGAGCCGGGCCGAATTTGAACTTGTCATGTTAATATCAAATTGCTGTCGCGTGCAGCTCATATTCAACGAGCCACACGGTGATATACTCTCGGCGTTTAGTCCGAAACTATACATATAGAAATATCTATCCGGGCATCTTGTGTGTGAGTCGAGCCCCTGTAAGCCGCGAAGAAATAGGGGCGTACCTGTGTTATAAGTTATAAATTCAGTAGCATTTAAACAAACGCGCATCGAAGACAGCTGGTCACCGCCTAGAAAGGTATTGTTCCATACATATGCGTTTGCTGTTTTGTCTTTAATAATGACATAAATTTCTTTTGTTGAATTTTGAAAGTCGCTGTAGACTGTTACGCTGTTTGCGTAGCCCGGGTCGACATCCAGTCTCTGTACATTCTCGTACAGATATGTCAATCGGTTATTCATAAAATATTTTCTTTCAGGCTCGTCTAGAAACACGTACGTACACAGGAGAGTCGCGTCAAACACGGGGTTTATAGCGAGCGCGGACGGGCAGCCTTCCCAGAAGTTTCTTAGGTTGAATCTCAATATGGGGTTCTGCTTGAGGGCACAGATGGGCAGACCTGTTTGTAGAATACTGAAAGGCAAGCTTATATAGTAAGTGGCCAGGTTACTTGTTAGATATTTCCCAGTGAGGTTGGACAGGGTCGCTTGCTTTGCTTGTGGTATTGACAGGTCGTTTGTCATTTCTATAAATTCTCCATCCAGGCGTTCTATAACTTGACTGTCGTATTCGAGTTGCACCCAGTTGAACACGTACGTCCCGAAGCTGTCGCATACGGCCGAAGGCTGTCCGGCTGGATACTTGAACTGTAGATACACCTGACGTAAGATGTCTCCTTCCTGTAGAAGTTCTATCGTGGCCTCTTCGCCAAAGTTAACCTGCAGGTCTGGCGTCAGAGGCAAAATCTGTATGCTGCAGTGTGATTTTTTTTGATATTTTTCTATAAAATAACTTTGTTCAATTTTACCTTGTATAAGTTTGTCGGACGACCCAAGAGTTGCTATTGTCGTCATACTACATATTCCAAAGAATTAAATACAACCCCGGCGAGCCCATCTTTAATCACTAGCACATTTAGAGTTTTAGCAAAAACAACTATTGTTGCACTGCTTCCCTGGTTGATAAGGATTGTTTTTGTGCCGATGCGCGACATGTTGGCAGGGTATACGAAATCGTACATGTACGTGTTGTAAGTAGGCGTAACCAGGCTAAGTTCCATAGGTTCTATGCTACGGAGCAGGGTCGAATCCGAAGTGAGCAGGGTATCTCCGTTAAAAACAATCTGAAAACTGTTTATCGTAGAGTATGTATTTGAATATATGTAAAGTTCTTTGACCGGGTTGAATAACCGGAGTGGCAGCATGGACATACCCGGGTTCACTTTAAAAGTGTTTGTCTGCAGTGTTTCGTAGACAATACTAAAAATATTTTTTCTTAAAAATTGTTGTTCCGGTGTGTCAACATATGCGTACTCTACAAGCACCGACGGTGTGAACGTGTACGTCCCGTCGAGTTGTGCCGTGTTAAACTGAAGTACGTCAGAAATCTGATTAGTGTTTGTTGGAGCCGAAATATTATTCATGAAAACACACATCTGAGCGGTCGTCGTCGGTTGAGCAAATATAAAAGCATTCGGTGAATACCTCGAAAGATTGACATTAATGACACTTCCTGTTGCGGTCACAAACTGACTATTCTGTGCCCATTGTTTAATGACGGCCGTGTAAGAAGCGGCTTGTGCAAACGGCTTAGTCGTGTCGTATTTTAGAATCACAGGTGAGGCTGCGCCATTCGTTAAGGCACCGGCATAATAAACATACCTACCATCAAAGGTACCCGGAGTAAGTTGATTAATAGACGCGCCATTAAATCTAAAAACACTTGGAAAATTAGTGTACAAATCAAAAAAGTCCCAAGAGGACCCTATTTCGACATTCGTATTAATCTTAAATCGCACTATTGTACCGCTATTATAAATAGAAAAATAAATATAAGACCCGTCGTTAAAATAAGGTAGACTACCAATTGAGTAGTAAGGTAAATAAGAAGGAGTAAATGTCGCGATGTTTACTATATAGAATGTCTGGCTCGTAAGCACGCAATAAATATTAAAATTATCTGTAAAAGCGCGAACGGTATTAACAGCCACTGAAGGATACGCGAGCCCCAATCTATAAGTATTGTTATTAGTACTAGTAAAATCACTATTAAAGGTATAAGAGCTCCCCGTGTTGAAATCGGCCGTCGTGTCATATCTCACGACGACGATCGTCCCGAAAATACGTTCGACTTGTGGACTGTTATTAAAAGCCCATCTAACAGTAACATAACAATTTGTACCGTCTGTCGTTTCTGAATAAAGAGCATCACCTGTATATGAAAAAATAGCGTAACCGGTAGCTGGATAGTTACCTCTCGCGGCTATCCTGTTCACAACCTCTGAATAGGCTCCATTTGTAGTCGCTGTCGTGACTCCAAAAAATGTGATGGTCACGTTCCAAAACCCTCCTCCACCTGTGTAAGACGTAATTGTGGCATAATTTCCGGTCGTTGTTAACTTTTCTGACCCGAGTGACAGGACATAGTAAATGTATTTCGATACGTTTAAGACGGCCATCACTGTGTACGATGCTGGGTTCCCGTATGCCCAAATAGGAACGGTTGACACAGTTGGCGTTCCCGTCAAAGCAAGGTAATCTGACACGAGAATCCGAGTCGCGTAGTATCCACTGTAGTAGTACATATACCCGCCAGTTATTGCACTAGAATAGTTCAGACTGTTCCCGTTTATTCTTCGGCTATAGGCGGTCGCATCTGATATATTTTTATTCATATCAAAAAAAGTCACGTACGAGCCATTCTCGTATATTATTAAAGTATTCGAATAAGAGTAAATATTCTGCGCCTGCAGAGTCGGAACATTTAATATATTACTTATATTTGCAGTTGTGTACGACGAAGTGAGATAGAGAGGGTTGGTCGTTGGTGTGTTCAGAACACTTGAAATATTGTTGAAATCTATTTGGACTTGTGTACTCTGTCGATAGACGGCTGTTATTGGCAAATTTTTTATACCAAACGGAAGACTTGTCAGGGTTGTCGCAGGCGCGTACTTGACCGACGTATCACCCATACCATTTATAATATTAACCCCTGCCCTGTTTTCATAACCGGTACTATAGTCTTTTAGTGTTTTTATATAGTCACCCGAAATACGACTTATAAGCTGATTCCCAAGGTACAAGCGCGCTTCTTTAATAATAGCCAGAGGATAAGAGTCTATGTATGAGTAGGGGCTGGCGCCACCTATGTAGATAGACGGTGAAAATCCAGGAATCCATCCAGATTGTTCGAGCGTCATTCCCGAACTCACCGAATAGACTGGTACAGTAGCCGCAGTCACGTTTTTAGAATATATAGTAGAATTTGAAATAGCTGTATAGACAGTTGTTCCGAAATATGCAAACGAATAAGAAGTTGTTCCAGGATTAATTGTGTAAGTGTTTAGTAAGTTTCCGCTAAGGTCATAACGATTTATGCTACCTTTCGTTGAGTTTACATAGTCACCGGTTACATGGGTGCCATACGAAACAAATATAGAATTTACAGTCAGCATAAAATCCAATATATTATCTTTCGCATCAAGAATGAAAGTTGTAGCACCGGTCGTCGTGTTGACCAAATAGAGTGAGCTACCGTTGGAGGCGTAAAGAGCGGTGCCGAACGCTCTTAGTCGCTGAACACTTGTTAAACTTGTCGAAAAACTACCAACACCTAAACATTTTAGGGTTTTGACAACAAAGTTTCCATCAGTTAAAGTATAAAATAATTTGCCGCCGACATATGCTACACTAATATAGTAACTGTACTGAGGAGAGGTTGCGACTGTCGTCACGGCACCCGTAGATGTATTTACAGAAAATAGATCTGAGTAGAGCGAGCCGTAATAAATTACTGTAACGTACATAGTTTGGTTAAAGTCCGTACAAGTTTGCATGATAGTCCCTGAACCGACTGTGTAAGTTGTTCCGGCCGTCCCGGAAGATACTACGTATTTTTGTATAGTCGTGTTTCCGGTGATTATATATACGTCTGTTGCATCCTGGGTTATCAGACAGTACGTCGAGGACGGGGTGGGTATACTTCCGACGAGCGTAAAAAGGTTGTCGGCGTAGCCCGAGGGTGAAAAGTTGTACGCCGCGATAATACCTGTACCGACAGATGGTGCGGTCGGGGTCAAAATATTAAACCCAAAAAATGCAGCACTGTCTTCGTCTTTAAACCCCAAAGTCTTGTAGGCTGAATTTTGTGTCGAAAAAGTTAAGCTTGTGCCCGAGTATGACAGAGTAATGTCAGTGACTTGCGGAACTGTCCAAGTCTGTATGTTCTGTGTACTGTAATAGAAATTCGTTACAATTGTCTGGAGAAGCAAGGTGACCGTTCCAGTTGTACTTACGGCATAGGCACTGAAAGTCTTGCCAGTGACAATTTGACCATAGTAGTACCCGGCCAGCGATGATGGATACAATTTTGAAAAAATATTTCTGATACAAATATCGGTCACTATGTTGCCTCGGGGCGGTATAGTTATCATGGCAGTCGATGACGTCGAATTATCGAACGAATATTCTGTATATTCTGTTACAAACGGCGTTGCTCGCTTGTATATACTAGAAAAATAAGTGATACTTGGTTTTCCAGATATATATACGTCCTGCTCTCCTCTGACACTGAGCTGCAGCGACATCCCTATCATTTATTTTATATTAAATTTACAGAACCGTTCGCAATCTCAAGGAGCTTGTACCCGTAATAAAATATACTGATTTTGAAGTTAGACTGTATGTTTGGAGCATATGCCGGATTGAATGTCATGACAATTTTACTCGTGGTCGAGTTGAGTTTTGAAAAGTCGAGATAGCCGCCCTGGTTGTACTCTTTGGGAGACTTGCCGAAACAGTAGACGTAGAGACTCTTTACAGGTAGACTCAAGCCGTGGTCCATCGGCTGCTTGAACTGGTAGAACGGGCCTGTAGCAAACGTACCCATGATATTCCTGTTATTCAAGTAAATATCAGAGTACTGCAGAGCGTCTATATATTTAAAGGTGGTTCCGTCAAAAAAATTCACATTCGATGAGGTCAGGAAGT